CTGTGCCTTTGCTAGTTCTGCAGCAAGGTCACGCACTGTGATTTCTGCAAATGGCGCAAGTGCGCGTGCTGGTAATCCTACGATATCAGCAGTTGTTGCATCTCCAGCAGTTGTTGGAGCAAACATGATTAGAGCACGAGTTCCAGTTGTTGGAAGAGTAGCCTTGAAGGTTGCTGTTCCAAAATCAGATAGTGCTGAACCAGTTGTTGCGGTTGAAGAATCTAGAGTTGCTGTTGCAGCAAATACTGTAGCAGTAATTGACTTAGCAGAAACCTTGTTTCCGAAAGAGTCAGTTGCAGTAACTACGATATCTTGCTTGGTACCAGCAGCACCAGAAGCAGGTGCGCTTACTGAAAGAGTATTAATCTTTCCAGCAGTTCCCTGTACATAATATGTTAATGTAGTTCCTTGGTTAGTAATAACCACGGTACCAATTGCTGTCGTTTTAGTATATACATAAAACGTTGCAGTTGTTCCTGTGCCAGTTGCAATTGATAGGCTTGAAGAGCCTGATGCTGATGTAACTGGAGCAGCAGAAGTATGTAGAGCAGACACGATTGTGCAATTTGTACAGGTTGCAGTTACTGCAGTTCCTGTATCAACAGTTGCAATAAAACGCAGTGCGTCTGCAGCATCTACTGTATTATCAGCAGGTACTGGCAATGCAGCAGGTGTAGCAATAGCGGAGTTAGTTGTGTTAGCAGTTCCGTCTAGAGATACAGCGACCGTCATTACAGCAGCACTTGCAGGTGTTGCAACTAATGTGCTCACGGACATGGCTGCAACCAGACCAAGAGCGATTTTTTTAAATGAATTCATTTTTCTCCTTGTATTATTCATTTTAAATTAATTTATATTCTGACAAGAAATCCCTAACATCGTTAGGCATTTCCCTAGTTTCTAATTCTACCATAGACTTGTTTTTTTCAGCAAGTCGGCTAGCAGAAGACCATGTATGGATCTCAATTTCTATGTTAGAGTCCCTACTTGTGTGAGATATTGCTCCAAATACCGCCCCACAAACGGCATCAGCCAAGTCCTTTGATTTCTTGCGGGGATGGTCAATACGATTATTTTTCATAATCTTAAGTTCTGCCATCTCTTCAAGAAGCAATGGTATTCTTGGCATCGCAATTCTTTCTTCATAGATCATCATAGCAAGATCTTCATAGTGTTTCTTTGCAACAGATACAGTATCAGTTCTCATACCAACGGCTTTTAGTTCCTGTTGAATGTCAAACGACTGCCATCTATCAAATGTCACCATTCCAATATTAAAACCTTCTCTACGAAGATTAATTATCCAGTTTTTTACTTCTGACAAATTTACAGGTCCTTCTATCTTTGGCTCCCACCAAGCAACGGCATCAACAATTACGATAGGCGCAACCTGCTGATAATCTTTTATTACCTGTACATTTACCCATTTATCTACATGAGATATGGCAACAGCACACTTGTCGTGTTTTTGTGCTAAATCTGCATGTACATAATAAACTTTATCGGGATCTGGCTTAAAAGTCAAATCAAATCTTCTATGATTATCTATAGGATTTCTAAGCGTCATACATTTTTCTAACTTGTCTCTTTGCTTGAAGAATGAGTCTGATGAAAATGTTGGTGTGCACAAAAATCTCATCATGGCATCGCCCATATCTGTAAGAAATGCAACTTTAAAATCTTCTATTTTACGAGTAGGATTGACCTCCCATGTAGGTCTTTTAAGTGCAAACATTCTAGGATACTTGTATGACAAAATATGATCTTCTTCCCAAACAATTTCAAATTGATTATCTGGACCTTCTGGCAGTTCTTCATTTATAATAAAAGTATGTCTGCGTTCTATCACTTCTTTTTCCATAATTACTTCTTCATACCGTTTTGAAATAAAATCTCCAGCATAACGGGGGAATGAAAGAAGAACAACCTTGCCAAGATCTGGAAAACGAGAATCTACAGTTCCACGAAATGCTTTATATAAGTTGTCAGCAGTCTTACCCTGATCATTACCAGTTCCTACATCAGATGCAAAGCCAGAAATCTCATCAAGAACTGCCATGAAAAGGTTTAAACCTTCATGTGATTCACGTTCAGAATGTCCAGAATAAACTGTGATTGATTTATTAAAACTAATAGAATTTACTTTTGCCTCATACTTACCTGCAAACCAAGGTGACTTCTCAATCTTATTCTTAAAACCTTTAAAGAAAACGTTCTTTGCCTGCTCTGCATTTACAGCCACGTTAATAATATCTATTGCATCTCCCGACGGCTTACCAAAATATCTAGCAGGGTCTTTAATACATAACAACTTGTGTACAATATAAGCACAGGCAACAGTAGAGGTATGATCCTTCCCACTACCCTTCCCAAGTTGAAGAATAATTTCGTTTTTTGTGTATTTATCATAATGTTTTGCTCCTGCATCAGTGCCTAACAAATTAAGTAGATCTTGTTTTTTATATATTTGACTCATTGCCTCTACTATGTCATATTGAATAGCCGAAAGGGGTGGTTGTCCCAAATAATCTGAAGACTCCACAAAAGTCTTTACGTCTACTGGAATTTCTTCAAACTGCTTCTCTTTAAGTGCATCAAAGAAATCATTGAACATCGTGGACAATTGTAATTACCTCGCCATCTTTGGCTATAGTGGATAGCCTTGACATAATTAAATCTCTTACTTCTGGATGCTCTGAAGCAATATCACGTAGAATACCAACAAGAACTTCTTGTCGTTTTTCTATTTCAATCATTTCTTCTGCAAGTTCTTTATTTTCTAACAAACCAGCTTTTTGTAACATATCAATACGCCTTGCTTCGATGTCCATAACAAGTTTAATTGCTGTTGTTTTTGCGCTTAGGTTGGCTGTAGTGTTTGCATCTTCAATAACCTCATAGGCTTTATTAATTAGTTTTGTGTAATGTGCATCAGCGCCAACAAGTGCTTCTTTTGCACGAGCGCGAATAGCATCGTTTGCAGATGCCATAACTCGCCATTCATTTAAATGAGCAACAACTCTGGTGCGTGGAATATCAAGTTCTTTTGATATTCTTGTAGGATCATTGCCTTTTAAATATTCCTCAACTACTTTATTGATTTCATCAAGGTGTTTGACAAGCTCAATTTCAGTATCCGCCATATTTGCCTTCTATTCTGTTAATTTCATCCTGAATATAAAAAATTGCTTTCTTTAGGTCTTCAGTATGAGTTTCTTCATTTTTTAGTCCTGCCCTCCATAAATATTTAAAGGCATTACCAATGTTAAAATTACGATGACGAGTAATCTGAATGCATTCAACACCAGAAGGATCTGATGTATAGTGAACAGGGTGATTTACTTGATCTACTACAATATTAAACTTTTCGCTCATCGTTTTGACTTCCTTAATCCAAATTTTGCAAGGTATACGTAGATTGTTTCTACACTTACTCCGCACTCTTTTGCTATATCTTCTGGACTTTTTTTATCCATATGATATCTTTTCTTAAGCCACATTTCACTCTGATACATTTTAACACTCATAGTTACTCCTTGTCAAATCCCACTGCTTTTTCCCAATTGTTTATAGCCCAATGACCTATTCCACAAGCATCTGCTACGTCATTATCTTGTATTTTTTTATCATATATAACATTCAATAGTTTAACTGTTCTTTGTTTTCTAAAATTTCTTTCATAAGATTTGTACCAGGAATGAGATTTATTTGGGTTAAGAGATCTTATTTGTAACTGTTCTTCTTTAGATAATTTTTTATTACCAAGATAGTTTTGCCATGTTATTGGCGATACCCTGCCAATTGTAGATATACCAATTAGTCCTGCACCGCCAAGAATTGCTCCCTGAACCAAAGCAAGATCTGCTGCAGTTTTGGGGGAATTCATAAAAACAGTATGCTCAATAACAATAGTCTTAATCATGTTATAGTGATTAAATAAAGCCTTTGTCTTAGCAGTAGCATCTATAACTTTTTGATATATATTGCTACCTTCAAAGTTTATTTTTCCATAACCTGTTAAAGTTTTGTGAGTATAAAATGCAAAAGCAAGACTGTTAGTGCTAGCATCTATGGCACAAATATGCGTTGGTTGATTAGTTGTCTTGCTCATACTCAATAATTCCTTTTAGCTCCTTTAACATTTTTTCTACTGCTTTTTCATGCACATTACAATTAGTACAAAATCCAGAGTCGTTATAAATTGAAAGTTGTGTTCCACATCCACCAAGGCATATTCTACGCTTACCTATT